TCAAACCCAACTTCCTCAGCGGGTTTCTCTTTTCCTGGAAAGAAGAAGAGAGATGTGATGGATTAGGCTTACCTAATGGCAAAATATTTGATGCATACTATCAAGTATGATTACAAAGCCTGGTAACTACCATCAAAATTGGCATTCCGTGGACATCTTTCAAAGCTCGAACAGCCTAAAACTCGACCAGTATGGGTTGCGCCTTTCGAACTACTCATCATTGAGCAAGTTTTCGGACAAGGTTTAATTGAGCGAATGAAGAGTGGACTAGACATTATCCACTTCGGAAAAGATGCAATGCCACGATTATCAGAGCTACTCGGTACAGACATCGAGACAAAAGAATGGACCGCATTAAGCATGGATTGGAAATCCTTTGATGCCACAGTTCCAAACTTTGTCATCGACGAAGTCTTCAAGATGCTGAAAGAATGCATTGCCTTCGATCTCATGAAGGATGGAGACAACATTCACTGTACCTCAGACGCAGCAGCGAAGAGACTGATGAAGGTATTTGACTACCTACATTGGAACTTCAAGAATACAAAGATCATGCTACCAGACGGACGATTAGTTCGTAAAAGATCGGGTATTCCATCAGGTTCCTATTTCACGTCACTCGTTGGCAGTCTAGCAAACGCAATCATCTGTAACTATTTGATGAACGTCATGGACATGAAGATACAGAAGCAGCACTATCTAGGTGATGATTCATTAATTTTCTTGTCTAACAGATAGATTGACAAATTTAGCTACGACTACGCGCGTCAACTAGCAACAGACCACCTCGGTATGATTCTACATCCAGAGAAGTTCTCATCGACGAGAAGTAATGGATAGATTCAGCTCCTCGGCTACAACATGATTGGCAAGAAGATCATCAAGGACGAGTTCGAACTACTAAGAGGAGTTCTGTTCACAGAGCAAGATATCACGTCGCCAGAAGCATCGTTATCACGATTTCTAGCATACTATATGTTAGGAGGTGCATGGAGTATCTTGTT